GACGACAGTCGCGGCATCGGGTTGAATGACCGAACTCAAGCCGTAACCCAGGCTGTAGCCGAAGCTGAACTCCGTGTATCCGCTGCCGTTCACCTCGAGCGCGCCGTCTCTGTATCCTTTGAGAGTCCTGACGCCATGCGAGAAGTTGTAGGCCAGATTGATATAGGCCTCGATGTCCTCGCCGTCGAATGACGTTCCGCGGTCCATCTGGAACACGAAGCCGTTGTCACCGCCGAAGAAACTGACCTCCGACCCGTCATTCTTTCTGCCGTGCCAGGCGCAGCGCACGGTGTGGGCGAAAAGGATCGGCATGAGGCCGATCGGCTTCTCGCCGACCATCGTCATGTAGAAGCCGAAGTTGTTGGTGAAGAAGATGCGGTACTGCGACAGGTCGCGGCTGATCGACGATGCGATGGCCGTCGTCTTCCATTGCGTGAGGAGCGTCTTGACGCTGTTCGAGAGTACGCCGGACACGAAGTTACCGAATCGCTGCGTCGTCGCGAGATCCGTGATGCCCTGCTGGTCGAGAAACGTCGGCTGCACCAGACTCTGAATCGTGTAGGCCACGGCGCCGATCTCGTCGCGCTGCGGGATCAACTGGTAGTCGCTGTCGCCTGTGCCGTAGAGGATGGAGACGCGGCCGGTCGTGAAGATGGCGAGAGCTCCCTGTGTCGTGGTGCCGGGCAGCACTTGGAAGCCTGTCGGGTCGTCGCCTATTGCGATCTCAGCCGCGCCCGTGATGAGCGTCCACTGGTATGGGAAGCCCGGGGCTGAATGCTGGATCGAGCCGCCGCGGAACCCTAGAAATAGCTGGTAGAGGTGATCTTGGATGTGGGTGGGCTTGTCCGTCACCATGCCAGTGCTGATCGGGACCGTGGTCGTTCCGTCGAACTCGTGCGCGCGATTGACGCCGTCGACCCAGTAGACTCGCTTCGTGCTCGTGCTGCCCGTGAAGTTCGAGATCACGGCCTCGAAGCGGCCGTCTGGGAGCAACGTGATGGCAGTCTGCACGCCAGAGAGCGTGAGAGCGCCGCCACCAGTCGATGTCGCCGCACCAGCCGCGAAGTTTCCGCCAGCGCGACCGGTCAAGATCAGGCGACCCGTGTTGACGCCGGAAGCGAAGGTTCCGGTCTGCAGCACCACGCGCGCAATGGTAGCCGTGACGCCGCCTTGCGTCAGCGTGTCGCCCTCGTCGACCGACGTGTTGGCATTGGTGAACGAAATTTCTTCGCCGAACGCAACCAGGCTCCAGCCAGCGGCCGTGGACTTGTAGAGCGCCGCGGCGGTGCCGCCCGCATTGTTCCGGAAGGCGTAGTTGACGTCGTTGTAGAAGAAGCCGCCGAGGGTCTTCCCTGAACCAGGGACGGCCGCGACCAAGGTGCGGTAGTAGTCCGCCGCCAGGTTCTTGTACTGGGCGTCGAGTTTTGCCGTGCCTGCGCCACCGATAGTACCGGCACCGCTCGACACCGCTATCGTGCCGGCCCCTACGTTCAGGTTTTCGGCTTGAAAGGTGCCTGTCGTCGCCGTCAGAACGAAGTACGTCGCCGTTATGGCGAGGATGATGCCTGTCGCGCCCGACGTCGCGCCATGGAGCGTATTGCCGACCGCGCCGCCAGTGATGGCGGTAGCCGCCAGGATCGTGTACTGGCCGTCAGAAGGCGCCGCCTGACCGTCTGAGCGCTCGTAGCCAGCGATGCGCCTGTAGCCTCCGTAGATGCTGGCCTCGAAGTTCTGGGCCGCCCTGCAGCGGCCCGGCTTCAACTGGAAGGGCGGCGTGACGACATCGAGGCCGCCGGCCAAGATGATGGCCTCCGGGATGACCCGCGGCGCTACAAATCCCTTTCTCATGCCAGCGGAGCAGCCACAGCGACCGGAGGAAGCTGATCGGACTCAAGTTGCCGCATGAGCTTCATGCCATCACGCTGCCCGCGCTCCAAGACCTCCGTAGCCGCGTGGAAGAGGCCGTACTTCTTCATCGCCTGGAAGACGATGAGTTGGTCGAAGTCCTCGGGAAACTCGGCTGTGTCTCCGTCGGCAGCAAAGACCTTCGCCGACATCTGGTACTCGCCCGTGATGGTGTTTATGGCGTCGGGCTTTGGGCCGAGGACGAGGTTGTTCTGCGGGTCGATCGTGACGTGGATGATCGGGCCGTTGTTCTGGGTGCCGATCCTGTAGATGGAGAGGAAGTACGGCCAGTCGATCCACGACATCCAGCCTTCCGAAGACACCCCGGTCGCCGTGATGTAGCGCTTGATGTTCATGGAACCGGCGTCGTCGAACGGCCACCAGCGTTTGAAGCGAGTGAGCGGCAGAGCAAGGCGCGTGTCCGTGCAGACCGTCGGAGCGTAGCTATCCGTCCCGACCACGGTGTTCACGGTGAACCGCGACCGCATCCACTTCCAGTTCGTGTGCTTGTTCTGGATCTCGGTATGGGCGTCCTGGACCCACTTGACCAACCTCGCCGCCTCGCCGACCTGCCCTGTAGTGGCAGAGACGGCGGAGGCGTTTCCCGTGACGCCAGCTTCTAGGGCGAGATCGTTCACGAGTTGGAGGAAGGTCTTGTGGGCCATGATTTATACCGGTGTGTCGATAGGTGCCTCTGTGGTGTTCGCGTGGTAGATGTGTCTGAAGACGTTGAGGAAGGCCTGGCTGTCGTCGGGCTGGAAGAATCGCTTCTGGACGTCCACGCCGCGAACGAGCTCGGCGGTGAGCGCCCGGTAGTCGTCGTTCTGCATCTTGAGAACAGCCTCGACGTACTCAGGAACGCTCTTGCAGACCATCGACTCTGGCAGTCCTGCCCTGCGAATCAGGGCCGTGTCCGACATGGAATGCGGCTCCGTTCCGAGCATAGAAAGCGAAGGAAGCCCGAGGATCATTGAGTCGATCATCGAGTTGGTGCCACCGAACGGAAAGCTGAAAAGCGCGAGGTCGCACTTCGCCATGGTCTCCATGTACTCGTGGTATGGCTGCGACTGCTGGACAGTGACGTTCGGCAACAGGCGCGACATTTCGTTGAGGAAACTGTACATGCCGACGCCGTTGACGGCAGCAAAGAAGTGGAACTCGATCTTCTTCTCGGCACGCCGGCAGACTTCCTGCATGGCCTGGACGAACGGCCACGACACCTTGACCTGCATGGCACTGACGGCTATCCGCATCACGTTCCCACGTCGTGGCGTGTGCCGAGTTGTGATCGGCTGAAACTCGGTCGGTCTTACCGTGTTCGGCGGCAGCGTGATGATCTTTTCGGCGAAGCGATCGACGTTGAACGTGTCGGCCTCGATGATGCCGTAGTCGATCACCGGAGAATGCGTGGTCGCCGGGTGCCCGTAGGACATCATCTGAATCGGCGCCAGACGCAACGACGCCATGGCGATGACCCATACCGACATGCCGATAGACGGGTAGTAGATGATGTCCGGCGCAATCGCCTTGATCTGCTCGGCGACGGACGACAGCACCATGTTGTCGGCGTTGACCTGAATCCATTCGTCGAAGATCGCCTTCGCCTCGGGCTCGCACGCCATTGGCGACATGCCGACGACGTGGAAGTCCTTGCGCAACTGCGCGATCGACCTGGCGTAGGACCTGTACATGGCGTGGTAGCGGTGCCACCACTCGAAGCAAATCACCACCTTCGGCTTCGCCTTGCGCACGCGCGGACCGGCGGTGACTTCCTCGACCTTGAGGGTGTTCCGCATGATTCCGTGCAGGGTCTTCTTGAGGAAGTGCTTGTCCTTGCTGTGCCCGTAGGAGCAGTGCATGTAGGCACCCGTCATCGTGTTCAGGAGCGAACTCGGGATGACGCAGTTCTCGAAATACTGGTAGCACGCCAGCAATTTCTCGCGGCGCTCGTCGCCGGCCGGATTGAAGACCTGGCCGTGCCCCACCAGAGAAAGCCAGAGACCCAGTGTCTCCTGCGGGTGTTCCTTGAAGATCGTCGCGTAGTCGAAATTCAGGCTCGAATTGATCGACTGCAGCAACAGGAACTTGTTGACGTGCGGCGTGGACTCCGTTAGCAGACTGACGTGAAAGTCGGAGTTCGCGTAGACCGACGCCTGAAAGATCGTGTCGCTCGTTGCAGAGCGAATGGAACTGGTCGGCCGTGAAGTTGACTTCCGGCTTCATGAAGTAGGCGATGATCGCCGAGGCGAGCCGCGTGTTGAGCGGCTGCGACATGGCGTGTTGTTGGCCGTAGCCGCCTCCTTCACGGAGTGCCGAAAGGCACCCCATGAGCAAAGGAAGCGGATCGGCGTCGCCCGTGTAGACTGCGCGCTCGAATGGCTCGAGCGCGGCGTGCGCTGGAATTTTCATCCTAGCCCTCTGCCAGGATGGACTTCAGCCAGTCGATGCCTCTCGGGTTTGCGTCGTTGTGCACCGTGAACGGGTAGCGCAACGCCGTGCTCTCCGGGTAGACGTAGGTCTCGTCTCCGCCGTCGAGCATGATTTTCTGGTTGCCGAAGCTCGTCATCTTGGCGCGAGCCAGGACTTCTACGAACTTGCGTTTCACCGGTTGCCGTCTGCCTCTGATGAAGCGTTGCGGCACGCCGTTGTTGTAGACCTCGACGATCGGCTCGGCGTTCTTGTCCGATGTCGTATGAACGGTCACTTCGACGATTTCCTCGTTGAAGGCCATGTCATCCGCCCACGCTTGGTCGATGACCCTGTCGACGGACTCGATGATTTTGGGCTGCATTTCGGCGGCGCGGGCTTTGTCCGGGTTCGATGGACCCCTGACGAACTGTCTCACGCTGTCTTGTCCGACCTTCTGTTCTGCCGCTTCCAATTCTTTGCCTCTCAAACGTGGCACTGGACTCTCCGAAAAAGAAACGGCCCCGGGATGGGGCCGTTCGTTGCAATTTGAAGCCCAAGCCGCCTTGTGAGCGGTCGGGCAATCGCCGGCCAGAAGCCGACGACGGGGTACTAGCTTTGTTGTGGGGCTGCTGGCATGGTCGATGTGTCGAGGAACGTGGTCGTGATGTTCGTCGCGTTGAAGTTGGTGTTGCGCGGGACAAACGTAGCGCCCACACCCACCTTCACCTTGACGAGTCCTATCAGGACGTTGTTCGTAACGACATCTGGCAACCTGATCGCCAGTTTGGACACCGCACCGCTGCCGCCGATGAGGGCGGGATCTACCGAAGGTCCCTGCGTACTCGCGATCACGTTGGTGTTGTTCACCCAGAGCGCGAAAATGCAGACGTTACATCCGATGATGGTGTTGTGGCCTGTGCTGAAGACCTGATTGTCTGATGGAGCGAGCGAGCCAAAGACACCGTCTATCGTGAAATGGACGGTGTTTTGGGTCTGGAACTGGTTGTAGTTCCATGCTCCGTTGTTGTTGACTTGACCCTGCCGCAGAGCCCCACGCGAAAACGCGATGTTTCCACCGCGTTGGTCGATGAGGTTTTGAAGCATGGCCTTGCTCCCCTAGAACAGCTGCGGGATCGTCGGCATGACCGACGTGTCGAAGAACGTCGCCGTCACGTTGGTCGCGTTCAGGTTGGTGGTTCCCGGGACGAAACTCGCCCCGACTCCTACCTTGACCTTGAGCAGACCGATGAGGACGTTGTTCGCGACCATTGACGGGTAGACGGTGGTCCGGATGTTGGCCCCTCCGTTGCCCATCTGAGCCGGGTCGACGATCTGCCCGGCGGTCGTTGCGATGACGTTGGTGTTGTTCACCCAGATGCCGTAGAACACGACGTTGCAGCCCGTGATGGTGGGGTGCCCGGTGCTGAAGGCCTGGTTGTCGGTCGGCGCCAACGTTCCGTAGACCCCGTCCACCGTGAACTGCACGTTGTTCTGGATCTGGATTTGGTTGTAGTGACCGGTGATTTGCGCTTGGCGAAGCGCGGCGCGCGAGTACGCGATGTTGCCACCGCGGTCGTCGATCAGAT